GGCCTACCCAACCATATCCTACAATTCCTACTTTCATTGCGATTGACCCTGGACTTTGTATGCTTGTAGTTAGTCCAGATAGTCATCAGTGTTTTGCGAAACTCTGCAGACTGCGATCCAACCAAGGGAGCACAAGATCTCGTTGACGTAGATATCCGTGACGACGCACACTGGCTGCAGCTGATTCTGGCAACAGCCCTTGATCTGCTAGATCGTACCAACGTGTGGTACGTGGATCCAAAGGATCTTGCTGGTGTTTATATACCGCGGCATGCAACCAAGGATCTTCGGGATTTTTCCGGAAAAATCCGCCGGCACAGTCCCAACCCGACACGGCCAACACATGTATAAGATTGGTCATGGTCCAATGCCAGTAGCAACCATCTCGTTGATCAAAAGCCTGTGAGTTGAACTCCATATTTGTGGTCTGGGGCAAGATCAACACCAACATGCCCGAATCTGCCGTGGCGTCACGCCACTGCCGCAGCGTGGAGAAAGGATCGATCACATACTGGAATGCGTCGTGGCACCATATCATGTCATAGCGGCGTTTGTGTATGACGATGGGCTGTTCAAAATCCTGTGGTTGATACTGTATGTTTTTGTAGCGATTTGCCATGGGCAAACTTGCTGGTCGATCTATACCAGTGCATCGGATGTTCAAAGGCCTCGGTGTTTCGTCTCGAGTGGTACGGGTAGCCCACCATTCCAGATCCAGTCCTGAGCCGCAGCCCATGTCTGCCAGAGTACCAATGCTCTCCATGAAATCGTCAAATTCATAGAAAGTTTCAAGAGTCCGCCGGCTGTGTGCATGACTGTCAGTCTCGTTGCTAAAGGGTCTATAACTCACGGCATTTTTCCAATATAAGATCCCAATATGATAAACGTATGGCATCTAATTCTATTAATTTATCATAGTTTTTTCCAAGTCGATCTTGTATTTTCATATAGAAATCTTGCGGGATGGTGCTTTTATTTGATAATAAAAAATTTTTTAGGATGGTCAAAATCATCGTCATCCTTTCGATTGGATCTTGGATGACATCATATTTTTGATGATCGATGATGTCATCAAATACATCAAATCCCAAAGATTTGACTTTTGATACATGACCAGGAGCTGCAAACCAAATTGGCAACTGTCGCCAACCAAAACACTTGAAAGTTTTTTCAGACGCATAAGCCGAGATCCAATAATGATCTCCTGATTCTTGACAGCTAGTTTCAACGATGAGATTGATCAAACAACCAAATATCCTGGTATCAACTGCTTTGTGCTGTTCATCTCCGGGCGTGGGACCATCTATCATGATAGGAATAGATATCTGGGCTATGTCATCAAAACTTTGATAATCAATCATGCTGGCATAACTCAATCGATATTGTTCTTTATCAAAATTTGACAACAGATTTTTAAGCAATAGACTACGTTGATCACTACGCCGTCGCATAAGACACAAAAACCATCGATCTTTCTTGTGTGTTTTCCAATCAATTTTTGCTTTGTGTAAATTGTGTAGCCAATTGGAATGATTGACCATGTACCATGGCCATCTTACATGTTTGATATTGTCAGGAGGATCTTCCAGTGAATTATGCAGGAAAACAATTTTGGCAGGATCATACCAATCAAATTGCATGAGACTGTCTAAAACAGCCTGCATTTCTCGTGGTCCATGTCCTTCACAAAGGCTGCTGAAAACAATTTTTTTATTTAGATCTTCCGCAGTGATTGATCCTTGTTGCAATGCAGATTCAATTTGAGTCGACACTGCACCGTTGTTTATGTCGATTAAATTATGGTGAAGTATCTCGATCATGACCAAATCTTGCAATGTTTTTACATTGCTCATACTTGGACGTCTTCCATACCTGCTGTACGCAATCGTACTATATGCCCCATCTGCCATTGCTTGGTATCCAGACCTTTCATGATACCCAACCAACGATTACGCAACAGAGCCACTTCATTGATGATAGTTTCAAAATCAATGACCTCATCCTCGCCATCCACGTATTTTTCTGCATCTCGGGCAGTGAGAGCACGAGCATAATTTTCTAGATATTTTTGGAAATGACGTCGACGGATCTTGCGTAATTGTATATTTAGATAATTGAGTATGGCCTCAACTTCTTGCAATTGATTGAAACGATGTTCGGTTATGCCCGGCAGTTCCTTGATGTTGATCTCAACATAGCCACCGATCCTACACTCTTTTTTTGCTTCTGAGAGTTCGTGCTCATAGTACGCAATGAAGTCAGGAATAGAACTAAGATCGGTGGTGACTCGACTATACCACATTTTTTTCTATCTCATGTAACCAAGGAAAGATATTTCTCCACGATGTATTTCGCCTACGGTCTTTTTCATCGAGAAAGATTATGAGATCTTTGAAAAGATCAAAGTTTGTCTGCTTCTCGGCAGTTTCGGCGAGGATGCCTTCCATGTATTGCTTGGCCAACAGGTCTTCATCGGTTTCTACCGGCATGCTATCCATGATTTTTTCTATGTCATCCTTGAAAACATCATTACAAACCACATTGAGTTTCATGAAATCTGGTCCCGGCCATACTCCAGAAAAATAATGCCCCACTGGGTGTATTTTCCGCCATTGCTTGAGTTTTTCTATCAGCTCTGGCATGGTTTTTATGCCCAACGGAGATATGGTCTGATTGATGTTAAGCGTAAGCCATTTTTTTTCTAGCAGTATCTGGAAATTTTGTTCCCATTGATCCAGCTTCAATCCCCAACGCACATATTCTTGTTCTGCCCCCCAGCAGTCAATACTGCAGGTTATATCTATGCGCTTGATAGATCTCTGTACCAGCATGGCACGGAATTTTTCAATGTAACGCAGCAATCTTTCTTTGGGCATCATCAGATTGGTGACGATATTCAGTTCGCAGTCTAGGTTGGGATTTTCTAAGATTTTTTCGATCAGTATATCAAACTCTTTCTGATAGAATGGTTCTCCGCCCAGCACATGGAGTCTTTTTATTTTTTTAAACCCTTGATCGAACCACTGCCAAAAATACGGCACTAGATCTTTGAAATTTCCGGGCTTGATTTCTATGTTTATTCCGCCTTTGCTAAAGTCACCGAACTTCCTATCTTCGGCTTCGATATAAGAACTGAGGTAGGATCCACAGTAGATACAGCCTAGATTGCAAGTATTATTGAAATAGACTTCTACTATGGTAGGATCTATATTGACAGCCGTTGGGTCATCATAGAGTTCTGGAGGACTGAGATCGGGGATGCTCAACATCCGCATACGATCACTGATTCCACCACGGTGTTCTATTTGTTTACAGTACTGGCAACTGGATTCAGGCCATTCTCCTTTTAGCATCTGGGCTCTGTCAGACAATTTGAGAGGAGTGTTATGGAAATCAAAAAAGTTATCTGCAGTTAGTTCTGATTGACCGGTCCTGTGACACGATCTTGTTGTGCCAGAATTTAGATACAAGGTGCTCCATGCCCATTTTAATTGACAGGCTGTGTTAGTTTTAATAGGAAAAAATTTTGTTTCCATCAATAATCTTCGTAGTCGTTATCGTCATCGACATCTTGATCATCATTGTCTTCAAGATCGTCGTCGAGATAACTCTGGAGAGCACGTTTGATTTCGCTGTCGTTCTTAAATTCTGCACGGATCTGTTCGGCATCATAGTCGTTGTCGATCAACAATGCTACCAGGCTATCAGCCGCATCTGTTCGATCCACTGAACTGATGAATCTTTTCAATTCCTGCCAAAGATCTTGTGTCAAGTCTATAGACATCTTATTCCTCCTCAGATTGGTCTTCGGCTGTACTTACCACGGATTTCTGATTTTGGAAATCTGCCATGACTTTATCCAGGCAACCTTCTTCGTTTGACTCCCAGGCCTTGCGAAACTGCTTGATGATTTCGCCATCGCTTGTGACAAACATAAGCCGGTTACCATCTTTTTTCAGTAGTCCTTTTTTCTCTGCGAGATCCGTAAGTCCGGAGTAGGGATTCATACCTGTTTCGTAAGGTATTTTGACCTGTACGCCTTCGAAGGGTTTGGCATACCGAGTTTTCATGACCTTGCAACCGGCCCGTATGCCCATGACATCGGAAATCTTATTACCATCTTCATCTTCTTTGAGTTTCATCTTCTTCATGGCTACCACAATGGAACTGGCGTAGATAAAGCCTTGACCGCCGGAGATCTTATCATCAGGGTCAAACATATCCTGGCTGGCGTAGGTGTGATTGGTACAAACCAAGCCCACATTGTAACTGCCAAACATATTAACACAGTTACGCACCAAGGCAGTGAGTGCCTTAGGTTTGCGACCTAGGTCACCCTTCATCTCGCCTGCGTCAAACTGGTTCACATCTGTGGGCGTAAGCAACATGCCCAGACTGTCAATCACGAACAGGACTTTGGGACGCTCTCCGTCGGGCAAAGTCTTGTAATCCTGCATGAACGTGGATATGGTCTTGGCCACGTCGTCAATCATGGCCATGCTCAATTTCAACAATTTTTTCTCGTCAGTATCCACACCCAAGGCCTTGAGCCAGTCTTCGTCCAATGCGTTTTCACTATCAATCAAGACAACGAAGATGCCTTGTTCTTGTGCATTTTTGATAATGTTGCCTGAGCAGATGTAACTCTTGCCTGCACCCGATTCGCCGGCGAACACAGTGACCTTGCCTAGAGGTATGCCACGATTGAAATCGCCGGATATGAGATAGTTTAATGCAAAGTTGCCTGTGGAGATCCAATCAGTAGGATCATTGAAACCGATGGATAGCCCATCAATGCTTTTGGTGATTTCCTTGCGGAATTTTGATACGTCAAAGGGTTTTGCCATGATTTAGTCCTCGTAAATTTTATAAAGTTCTTTGAAAATTTTCCTGCTGTCGAGCCCCCGCCGGTCATCCAGTATTTTCAATTGAGAAATCGAATCGCCAAAATTGCGTTCAAAAGGTTGTTGTATGTAGTGCAAGAGATTCTTATAGCTGTCTTCTAGTAGATATCCTGGATTTTCATCGATACGAGTCTGTAGAAGTTTCTGTATTGATTGTAACACGGTTTCGGGTAGATGTCTAATGTTTAGGTAATGAGGAGTCAGCAGAGCTCCGGCCACGAAGCTATTGGGATGGAAGCCCCACTGGTCACGGAAATGATCAATGGTATCAAATAGGCTGTGATGATTGAGCAGGAAGTACAGCATATTAAAACTGATCTTGTGTCCCAGTTTATTGATACGAGAAAGATTTTGCTGGAAATCCGGCCAATGGCCACCATAACGAATGTACTCAAATTCGCTGTCCATGGTTTCCACACTCACCGTCCAATGCACATTTTCAAACTCGCAGATCAGATCAAATATTTTGGTATCAACCTTGCTGAGATTGGTATTGATGCGTAGATTGACTCCGGGATTTTTTAGTTTCAATTCACTCAACAGATCGAGATTTTCTTTCATCAGCATGGGTTCACCACCAGCCATGTAGACATGTTTAAACTGATCAACATGGTCCAATATGTAGGATTTAAAAGCAGCAGTTTGTTCGGCTGTGGGCTTGCTTGTGGTAATGTTCAATTCATCGGCAAATTTACTGCTGAATTCGGGGCTACAGTATACACAGGCGAAATTGCAGAGATTGCTCCATCGTACGTCGATGGTGCTCAGAGAATGATTGCCCAACTGATAGGTATCAAATGGGATTTTTTTAAGCTCTCTAAGATAGAATATCCGATCGCTGATGATGTCGAATCTTTTTTTACCGTTTTCAAGATCATAGCAGGGATGGCAGTTCTGGCCAGGCTGACCATCTAACATGCGAGACTGTGTGTCAAGATTGATCGGACCTTTGAGTATTTCTTGGATACTGTTGTTTTTGATGTTGCCAATTTTGCTTGCACTACGGATGCAGTTTTTGACCGCACCGTCAAAATTGTACATGAGACCAGTCCAGGGCATGGGACAGAACACTCCGTCAGTCAGTGCTTTTTTTGCATCCATCATAGGTCCGCCGAATTAGTGCGGAATCCCAGACTTATCTCATCCATCCAAAGATGGCGATGGCGGGCCTGTTGATAGAACTCTATAACTGTGGCTGTCCAGGCATCCACATCGGCTCCATGTTGATTGGGCACTTGTCCAGGTTGAGTGGCCACGGCTCCGGGTCGGATCAGCAGCATCTGCGGAGACCCGGCCACTGTCTTGAGTTGATAGAAAGCATCTTCGAGAGCACGCTTTTGATTTTTGTATTCGGCCACAGCCGTTTCTGTCATGCCAGGAATATTGATCAGGCGATGATCAGTGGTCATCATGGTAGAAATTAACCATATATTTTTGCCAGAGACATTTTTCCATGATTCCCAGACTTTGTAAAATAATTCTGTCTGGGCATAACCGGCCTGTGCATTGTTGATCCAAAGATCGCAGGGCTGGATCATGTCCACTATCTTGGGTATGTTACGGATGTTATGGCCTTCCCGCTTGCTTATGCCAACGATTTCATGTCCCAGATTTCCCAGCTGCATGGCAAAACTCTTTCCTATGCCTGCTGTATGTCCTGTGATGGCAATTTTCATAGATAATCCTTGATATTGATACCTCGCAATTGATCCTGCTGTGAGACGAACGTATCAAGTTGTTCTTGATTGTCATCACCAGTGGCCACCAAAGAGAATTCCGGAAAGTCTGACAGGATTTCACGTGCTGTTACTGTCAATGTGTTTTTATACATGGCCGACAGAGATTGTGGATATTCCAACCATGCCCAGGAATGATCCAATCGATTTTGACATGCAAAGGTCGAGATGTTAGGCCAGTCTGAGATATTCAAGGCATGCACAGTGGTCCATGCCTGCAATTCAAGATTGGGATATCTATCACGATAGTCTCTATATGATTCAACCACTGACTGGTATGCACTCCATTTAATGGGCCATCTCACGTAATCATGTACCTGTCCAGTACCGTCTAGACTCAGGGTAATTATCACTTGGTGGTGTTTGTCCAGCAGTTTTTCTAGATTGGGCAGCAGACGAGATCCATTGGTATTCACACGTACTATCCTGACTTGGTCAGGCAGATCGTCCAACAACGTCTGATAATTGGCACTGGCAGTGGGCTCACCGCCATTGAGATCTATTTCTATCACGCGATCCATGGGTATGCGTGAGAAAAGATGAGTGTTATCAACTCGGGGATACTGTTTGGTAGACAGACTGCCAATTTTTGTGCTGAGATTGGCATTGCAGCTCTGGCAGGCACTATTGCAAATATTATCAAGTACACCAGCCAAGATTAGATAGTCATCTCTCTGCGGCTGCAGTTCAAGATCTCTTTGGTTGGCAGCCTGACGTATGCTCATTGATCCGGACTGTTCGCTGTATTGGCATCTACGACATTCCTTGGGCCATTGATTATTGTCCATCCTGTTGAAAATCTCCGATAGCCAATCACTGTCTTGCATCTGCTGCCATGACTCGAAACCTGGAGCATCAACCATGTGACCACATTTGCCAATGGTTCCATTAGCGTTGAATCTCACAAAATGTTTAAATCTAGCACAGTACATGTTGGAACTTGCGTGCTGTGCCAGTAATATTGTCCCAAACTTCTTTGTGCTGGGTCCGATAATGACTGAGTATCTGGTGCCAGGTCAAATGATTGCCAGCCAGATCCAACAAAATCTGATCGGCGAAAAACCATAACTCGATACCATTTTGTTGTGATAAGATTTTGTTTACCATATCTTCCGATGCAGGAATCACCCGAGCATCGTGATCGATGCCCACGACCTGATGATAGTCTCGGAAATCTCTGATTCTTAATTTTGTTTCTTTGTTTAGATAACGAGAAAGATTTATCAACCAAAGAATCTGTGGCAGATAATGTCGATTCAGCCAATGATATCTTGTGGCCATCCAAATTACTGTGTTCTGATCAAGCCCAGGTTGATCTCTTAGAGTATGTTGTACAAATGTATTGACACCACTGATATATCGAGATTTTGGATTACGCACATAGACATCTACATGTTCCAATTGAGAAATTTCTTGATTGACCAGGATACAATATCTATTGGTTGGGTCGTCTCTGATGCTGGAAGTGCCGTTTTTCTGGATCATGTATACCCATTGACCGTGAAGTGGCATTTCTGCCACTTCACATAGGTCTGGAAACAATTCTACATCTAAGGGACAAAACATCAGGTCTTGGCTTGACGTGCCCTGATCATGGCCAGGATGTCCTGGGCGTTCTGTCCGCTGGCAGCGGGTTTCACGACCGGTGCTGTGGCAGTGGGTGCATCGTCCTCGTCAAACGAACTCACAGCGGCCGCTGCAGGTTTAGCGACAGGAGCTGCCTCTGCTGGTGCTGCGGTAGCAGTAGATCCACCTGCTGGTGCTGATACACCTGCGGGCCGGAAGTACTGGCTCCAGCGATCAGGATCGTAAGGTTTGCCATCCACGGATGCTTCGAACATCTCTTTCATGACCTTGAGTTCAGTGTCCGAGGGTTTCTTGGGCAGGAACTCTGCGAGATCAAAAAGTCCATGTGCCGCGAGGGCAGCCTGTTCCGCCTCTGTGAGTGCGGATTCCTTACGACTCCATTTTGAAGTCGAGTAGTCTGCGTAGCCACCTTTTGAAGTCTTGGTGATACGGAAATCCAGACCACGCAACAAATCTGTTGGTAATTCTTCCAGTTCGGGATCCATCAGGGCCGACTTGATGATGGTGAAGATCTGAGGACCGATGATGAAACGTCGGATGGGATTCTCCGGTGTCTTGTCTTCGGAGAGAGGATTTTCACGCACAAAGCCTTGGAACACATAACTGCGTTTTTTCCAATACTTGCGACCCATGTCTTCAAGAGCCTTGTCTTTGAACCAGCCACGAACCTCAGCCAAGATCGGACAAGCGTCGCCCCACATTTCCACGCAGGGCACTTGGACCTGTACCTGTTTTGAATCCATTTCGCCTTTGATGCCG